AGACAAGCCTCTTCGGAGGCTTTTTTATTGGGCAAAACGCAGTGATGCGCCGTTCCCTGACTTAAGCAGGGACAGACCTTTAGGAGTTACACCGAAATGAGTGACCAAGCCTTAGAGCAGTCGCCAGTAGAGTTAAGTATTGAAGATCGTTTCCAAGCTCTGGAAGAACCCGTAGCCGAGGAAACACCCCCAGAAGTACCGCAATCCCAAGATAACGAGGAAGAAGCACCAGAAGCCGAGGAAGAAGGCACTCCTGAAGAGGAACAAGCCGAAGCCGAGGAAGAAGAGGCCGAACCCGACCTTGTAGAGATCGAAGTTGATGGCGAGTCTTACAAAGTGCCTGAAGCACTTAAAGACAAGATCATGCTTCAAGCGGATTACACGCGCAAAACGCAGGAAGTCGCAGAGCAACGTAAGCAAGTTGAGATGGCTGCACAACAGCTACAGCAACAGGCCACGATGCAACAGCAATCCCTGGCGGAATACGCACAACTAATGGCGCTGGATAACCAGTTGCAGCAATTCCAGACAGTTGATTGGAATGCGCTGTATGACAGTGACCCAGCCGAGTTCGTGAGGCTCAAAGAGGCTCGTCGAGATTTGATTGACAACCGCACTGGCCTAGCGAACAAGATAGGTGCCATTCAGCAGCAGCAGATGGCAGAGCAACAGCAACACCGAGTACAACTGATAGAGGAAGGGCAGAAGGTCTTAGCAAGGGAGATTCCTAACTGGAACAGCGATCTTGCGAAGTCTTTGAACACTCTGGCAGTGGACAAGTACGGCTTCACGCCGGACGAAGTGGCTCAGGTGATTGACCCTCGTGTGGTCAAGCTCTTGCATGATGCCTATCGCTACCAGAAGCAACAATCCTCCAAGCCGATCACTGATAAACGGGTAGCCAATCTGCCCAAGGTATCGAAGCCTGGAAGCAACCAAAAGCAGTCAGTCGCCACCACCCGCGAACAAGAAGCGCGGAAGGCACTGAAGAAGACAGGCTCAGTTGATGCCGCACAAGCGGTATTCCTAGCCCGTTACTCCAAGGAATAAGTAAACGCCGTGAGGCGCTACGAAAGGACAGACCATGTTTAAGTTAATTTTTGGGATGCTGGATTTCTACATCCTCAACACCGTACCGTCTGGCACGTTCCAGACTTTCCAGGCCGTTGGTAATCGTGAAGATTTGAGCGACATCATCAACGACATTTCCCCAACCGAAACGCCGTTCTACACCCGTGCGAAGAAGGGCAAAGCATCCGCCACTTTCCACGAATGGCAAACCGACGCTCTGGACGCAGCCGCTACCAATGCTGCTATCCAAGGTGATGACGCAGCGATCAAGACAGCCGTTCCTACGGTTCGTCTGCGTAACTACTGCCAGATTCTGACCAAAGCAGTATCTGTATCTGGTACTCAGGACGCAGTAAGCAAGGCAGGCCGTGCAAGTGAAATGGCCTACCAAATGTCCAAGCGCTCGAAAGAACTCAAGCGCGACGTTGAATATGCCCTGGTACGTAACCAAGCCTCTTCCGCTGGCGCTGCTGGCACTGGTGCAACACTGGCTGGCGTTGAGTCATGGTTGGCTACCAACAAGACCTCCGTGGGTACAGGTACTGCACAAACCACCCCTGGCTACTCTGGCGGCACTGTTGCAGCTCCTACCGACTCCACGGTTGCTGGCTCTGTATCGGAAGCTAACCTGAAGGCTGTTATCCAAGCCTGCTGGACTGCTGGCGGTGATCCAGGCGTGTTGATGGTTGGCCCTGCTACCAAGAGCAAGATTTCTGGCTCCTTCAACGGTATCGCAACCCGTTACCGCGAAGTTCCAGGCATGAAGCAAGGCGCTATCGTTTCTGGTGTGGATCTCTACATCTCGGACTTTGGTGAGCATGAAATCGTGCCTAACCGCTTCATGCGTGACCAGAACATCCTTGTGCTGGATATGGACTACTGGACTGTCGCTTCACTGCGTCCGTTCCAATCGTTCGATCTTGCCAAGTCTGGTGACAACACCAAGAAGCAAATCCTTACCGAACTGACCCTCGTTTCCAACAACGAGAAGGCATCCGGCAAGGTAACTGATATCAACCCAGCGTTGTAAGCTGATTGAGGGAAGGGGTGGGGAAACTCACCCCTTTTTATATGGAAAAGCGCGTACTGGAAGTAGACCCGATTACCAAGATCATCACTTGGTTTAGCTATGACGATGCAACCGATACCACGTACATCAGCTACACCGGAGGCGATGCCAAGGAAAAGGCAGAGCATTCCAAGGCACTCAAGAACAATGAGGAATACACCCGCAAGGGCATGAAGAACGACATGGTGCATTACGCCCATATCAGTGACGAGATGTTACTTCGCTGGCATTGCATGGGCATCAATATCAGAGACAAGAAAGAACTTTTCAGGATGGTTGATAAGCCTGAATACAGCAACTTGAAAACAACCACGCTCGTCCACAAACCCAAGGGATAACTTGCTAGACCAACAAATCCAATTGGCTCACGACCTTGCAGAAGCGGGGGAGCCGGATGAGGCGCTACGTGTTGCCTCAAATGTACTGAACGAGAATCCAGACGAAGCACGGGCCTTGTTCCTCGCTTCGTATGTGTTCTTACAGGCCGAACGCTGGGGCATGGCCTACAACGTATTGATGAGAGCCGCCACACTCGTTCCCAGGCGTGAGCAGGTATGGAACAACCTCGGGATGTGCTGCATGAAGATGGGCCGCATAGATGAGGCCAGAAAGCATCTTAACAAGGCGCTTCAGCTGGAACCTAAGAACTACGCAGCCATGAACAACTTAGCGCTGATAGAAGTAAACGAATGCAACCCCAAGAAGGCGCTGGAGTACACCTACAAGTCACTGAACATAAATCCAGAGCAGTGGGACGTAAGAGAAACCCAAGGCTACGCCAACCTCATGCTAGGCAATTGGGAAGCAGGCTGGGATGGCTACGAAGCGATGGTGGGCAACACCAAGCAACGCACAGCCGAACCCAGAAAACCTGTTCCGTATTGGGATGGAAGCCCGATTAAACGCTTATTGGTGCGCGGAGAGCAGGGCATAGGGGATGAGATCGCCTTTGCTTCGATCCTCAGTGATGCCGTGCCTGAAGTGGTACTGGAATGCGACCGCAGGCTAGAAGGTTTATTCAAGCGTTCTTTTCCCAATATCGAGATCCACGGCACCCGCTTTGATAAAAGCGTGAATTGGGACGCAGATTACGACGCCTGGTGCTTGATTGGCTCATTAGGCTGGCACTACCGCACGAAAGACAGCGATTTTCCAGGCAAACCGTACCTGAAGGCTGACCCACAGCGCAAATTGCAGTGGAATGCACTGCTGGGTAGCCTTGGCACCAAGAAAAAGATAGGAATTGCATGGACGGGTGGCTTAAAAGACACGCACTCAGAGCGCAGAAGCGTGGACTTGGAGCAACTTCTGCCCATTCTCCAGCAAGACGCCACATTTATCAGCCTGCAATACAAGAATCCAGCCCCAGAAATCACCGAATTCAGCCAAAAACACGGCATTGAGATACATCACTGGCCTCGCGCCACAGAAGCACCGGATTACGACGAGACAGCCGCTCTGGTAGACGAATTAGACCTCGTTATTAGTGTAACTACCGCCGCCGTAGACCTTTGCGGGGCCTTGGGCAAGGAATGCTGGGTATTAGTACCAAATAAACCTCACTGGCGCTACGGAATGACAGGCGACAAGAAGATTTGGTACGACAGCATCAAGTTATTCATGCAAGGCAAGGATTGGACAGGCGTTATCAACGACATAGGAGCGGAGCTTGCGGATTACCTTGGAAGAGATTGAGGCATTGGTCATCAAAATGCACAAGGCTGATGATGAATATGGTTGTGGTTTCTATAACGATGAGAAATGGCTTGAAGCGTACAGAGAGCTTCGCGCAGCAGTTGGCATGGAGCCGCAAGAATGAATCATATCTTCATCGGCGTTGATGTAAGACAGCCGATTGCTTACACGGTACTACAGTCCTCGATTATCGCAAGGGCAAGCCAGCCTGTGGCCATTACCCCGCTGCTGATTGACCAATTGCCGATCACCCGTAGGGGCTTAACGGATTTCACCTATACCCGCTACCTGCCCCCTTATTTGATGGGCTACAAGGGAACCGCTTTGTTCCTTGATGCAGATATGGTTGTACAAGGCGATATAAGCGATTTATTCGCTCTGGCTGACCCAGAGTATGCCGTACAGGTCGTTAAGGCCAAGGATCGCTTCGAATGGCCCTCCCTGATGCTGTTTAACTGCGAAAAGTGTACCGCTTTAACCCCTGAGTTCATCGAGCAAGGGAATCCGCAGAATCTGAGCTGGGGAGCAGTCGGAGAACTACCGAAAGAATGGAATCACTGCGTCGGGTATGACGAACCCAACCCAGACGCGCAACTGATCCACTACACGATGGGCATCCCTGCCTTCCCTGAAGTGGCTCACCTGGAACACACGGACACATGGCGGCAAGAACTCAAGGCCGCGAACTCCACCGTGTCATGGCAGGAGTTGATGGGCAAGTCAGTACATGCGGAGAGGCTAAATGCAACTCGCAGGTAATACCTGGATACCTGACCACGACACCTACTTCGGCAACTACTTCAAGGGTGGTGATGTGTTCGAGCAGGAGAATCTGGATCTAGCCCTATCGTTCGTCAAGAACTTCGGTGTAGCGGTGGACGGCGGGGCACACGTAGGAAGCTGGACGCGCTATATGGCTGGCAAGTTCGACCTCGTAGCCGCGTTCGAGCCTAAGCCTGAGAACTTCGAATGTCTGGTCATGAATACGCTGGACTGTAACAACGTTGTGTTATCGCGCTTCGGCCTTAGCGACACAGAACACGAGGGCGCTCTGTCAGTCGGCAATAACTCCGGATGCTGGCATGTCACGGAAGGCAACGAGATACGCCTAATGCCATTACCCGACTTCTGGGCGCTGGATTTTATCAAGCTGGACATTGAAGGCTATGAACACAACGCCCTCTTAGGGGCGATTAAGCAACTCTACAAGTATTCCCCGATTGTACTGATCGAGGAAAAAGACCTGCCCCATAAGCCGCAGGACTACAAAGCAAGAATACTGCTCGAATCCATCGGCTATCGGGAACTCGCAAGCATAGGAAGGGATGTGATCTTTGGACACTAAAGTAACTTTCCTGCACGTAGGGGAAGATTCAAGACTCCCCGAACTCATGGTGCAGAGCGTATTAAAGGCAATGCCTGGGGTTGAGATTGTGCAACTGACCGACGAAGTAACGCCACAGGTTAAGGGTACAACCTCCGTCATTCGTAAGCCGTTCGATGGAATGCTGATGACTTTCCGCATGGCGCATCTGGCAGACCTCAAGGGCAACTGGATCACGCTGGATACCGACGTTCTGGTGCTCAAAGACCTACGCCCCATCATGGAGAAGGGCTTTGACGTAGCGCTCACCATGCGCACCGGAAAGATCATGTCGGACGGTATAGATATTGTGCCGCACATGCCCTACAACACTGGCGTCATGTTTTCCAAGAACAAGCAGTTCTGGGAGAACGCCCACAAAGCCCTCTTGGGCATGCCGGAATCAGCACATAAATGGTGGGGCGACCAGCTATCAGTTCGACTAGCTGCCGACTCAGGCCGTTATACGGTGCTGGAGCTGGACTGTAACACCTACAACTACACCCCAAAGGATGCAGACGAGCGCAAAGACGTTTATGTGCTGCATTTCAAAGGCCCACGCAAGGATTGGATGCTAAATGGCAATTACGACATACACCGAGCTGCAAACGTCCCTGGCAAACTGGCTAAGCCGCGCAGATCAAACCGCAAATCTACCTGATTTCGTCGCACTGGCAGAGGCCAAGTTCAACCGCGAACTACGTACGCGGAACATGGAGGCCAGCGCAACCATCACGCCTGCTGACCGTTTAGCCGCCTTGCCTAGCGATTTCCTTGAGTTACGCCGTATCTACATCAATTCATCCGTACCGCAGGAGCTTGAGTATTTGCCCCCAGAACAGTTCTGGATCCAGTACCCAGCAGCCGCAAGTAACCCGATTGGCCCCTCGAAGTATTACACCATCGAAGGCTCGAACATTCGGCTCTCGGACAACACCGGAACGGACATTGTGATTCTGTACTACCAGAAGATTCCCGCACTGTCCGCTAATGCTACCAACTGGCTCCTGACCAACCACCCTGACCTCTACATGGCAGGCGCTCTGGCTGAAGCCTACGACCTCATCAAGAACGAGGCGCTAGCTGCCAAGTGGACAACCAAAATGATGAGCCTGATTACCGATATTGCCGCCTCTGACAAGATGGGCAAATTCTCCGGCTCCGCTATGCGCGTGACCTCAGCATGAAGCTGATAGGCTACGCACCGGACATAGACCGGACGACTCTAGGCGTCATTATTGACTGCGAGAAGTTCATCCCCTCTAAACGTGGCTATATCGCAGCCCCTAGTGCGGTAGATGCTGGCATAGACGCTTTAGCCGCTGAGTGCCGAGGTGCCGCAGCAGTCAGAAAACTTGATGACACGTTCAGGATTATCGCCGGAACCTCCACCAAGCTATACGAAAAGAACGGCACCGCATGGGCCGATGTAACCCGCGCTGTAGGCGGTAACTATTCATTAGGTGCAGAGAACCGCTGGCGTTTTGCCCAATTCGGCAATACCACGTTGGCTGTTGCCAAGACGGATACGCTGCAATCCTCGGAATCGAGTGCTTTTGCAGACGTAACAGGCGCACCCAAGGCCGATATTGTTGAAACGGTCGGTAACTTCGTGTTCCTGTTCAACACCAATGAATCCTCTTTCGGAGACTCGCCTAACCGTTGGTGGTCTAGTGCGGTTCGTGACTACACGGACTGGACACCCAGCAAGTCAACGCAATGCGTCACTAACACGCTGACCTCTACCCCTGGACGCATCTTTGCAGGCCGCAGGTTCGGTGAGCAGATTATTGCCTACAAACGCCAAGGCATGTATCGCGGCACTTATGTCGGTGGGGATTTAATCTGGGACTTCCAACTTATCTCGGACGTTGCGGGCTGCATGTCTCAAGAGGCTGTAGTCAATATAGGCACAGACGCTAATCCCGTACATATGTTCATGGGGCCGGATAACTTCTGGATATTCGATGGGGCTACACCTACAGCTTTGAATGCTCCGGTGGTTGATACAGTATTCAGTGACTTTTACGAAGCGTTTGCCTACAAAGTTCAGACCATCCATGACAAGCGCAAAAAGCGCGTTTACTTCCTCTATCCGTCATTAGGTGGTAATGGGGCGATAGATTCGTGCGTGGTCTATAACTACCAGAACAGCACCTGGGGTCGCGATGACCGCACGATTGAAGCGGCTTTGGAATACCTCTCAGGCGGCATTACATATGACACTTGGGACACGGTAGCAGCGAGTTACAACGCACTGCCTACGAACATCAGCTACGACTCGCCTTATTACGCGCAAGGGCAATCCACCCCAGCGATATTCGGCACAGACCACAAGATGTACACACTGGACGGCGTAGGCGGTAATTCCTCATTCACCCTTGGCGACTTGGGGGATGACGAGAATCTCTATCTGCTGGACAGGGTGAAACCAAAATGGCTCACCAAGCCTACCTCTGCCGAAATGACCTGTTTTTACAAGCACAATCTGGGCGATACCCTGACTACAGGCGACACGATCACCATGAGTTCATCCCGCTTTGATCATCTGTGGTCTGCACGGTGGCACAGGCTCAAGTTTGACCTCGTAGGTGATTATGAGCTGAACGAGATCTACATTAAATATCAGGAAGATGGCAGTGAATAAGGTCAAGCTCTCCAACATTCCTGAGCAGTACAAGCGCTTTGATATTTACAACCTGTTCAACTATGTCGAAACAGCAATTAACCAGGCAGCACAGGGGCGGTTATTCCCTATTACTCGCGTTACAGCTAGCTACACCATGTCAGTCGATGACTCTGTGGTGCTGGTAGACGCAAGTGGAGGGGCAAGGACTGTAACTCTTAAACCTGCTAGAGAGTGCGAACAGAAGCGCATCACGATCAAGAAGATTGACTCTTCAGGCAACGCGGTAACGATAGATGCTGATGGCTCGGAAACGATAGACGGTGCGGCTACTAAATCACTGGCTTCGCAATACAACTACATCGAGCTGGTAGCAGAAGGTGGCGCATGGTGGATCGTCAGTCAGTAATGGAGGATTAGATGAGCGTAGGAATCGTAAGTGATGAATGGCGTGCAGAACGAGATAAGAAACATCTTGAATGGTTCTTAGGTGATGCGCAGGCTTGCGCTTTCATTGAAAGAATGGGTGAGGCGATAGAGTTCACCGATGACCTTGTTGACGGCGATGTGGAGATAAGTGCAGAACGGGTAGTTAGAAACATGATGGCTCTTATGATTACTCTTCCCAACAATGATTTTTTCATCAGAAATCGTACCTATCTCACACCCATTTTGATTCACACGGCTTCCGCTTGGCTGGACTCTGAAGAGCTAAAAGACAGCGAAGATGAGCGCCATAAGATGCTGGCCTTCCATTTAAGAAACCTCAGTTTAGAGCTTTATCACGCTACTGCATTCCTTGTAGGAGGGTGGGAGCATTTGAGAAAAATAGGAGTAGATATGCGTACTTTTTTTGCGATAGAAACTTATGAGGAGTGGAAATAATGTCGGGCGGCGGCGATAAGAGTCAAACATCTACGCAGAAAACGGAGCCGTGGAAGGGCGTTCAACCCTACCTGACCGATCTACTGAGCAAGGGCCAGAACGTCACCAATAGCCCATTCAATTTCTACAACGGCGACACTATTGCCCCGTTCAGCCCAGAGCAGCAAATGGGTATGAGCATGACAACCAATCGGGCTTTGGCTGGTTCCCCTACGCTGAATGCAGCGAACCAGAACCTCACATCAACGCTTAATGGCAACTTCATGTCGCCAGACTCCAATCCTTGGCTCAAACAGAACGTGGATCGAGTCATGGGTGATGTGCAAGGCCGTGTTAATTCGCAGTTTGGTAACAGCAACTTCGGTTCCACTGCCCATCAGGAAACCTTGCAACGCGGCTTAGGTGAAGTCGGCGCAGGCATGTACGGCGCTAACTATGACGCCGAACGCGGTAGGCAAATGAGTGGCATGGGCATGGCTCCTGGCATGGCTGCTGCTGACTACATGGATATGGAAGCCTTGCAAGGTGTAGGCGCTCAACGGCAGAACCTCGCTAACCAATATCTCGGACAGGCAGGCAACACCTTCAACCAAGCTGCTCAATTCCCGTATGACCAATTGTCGCGCTATCAGAGCGTGGTTAACTCAGGTACGGGTCAAGGCGGCACGACGACTTCTACAGCACCTAATCCGAATCAATCGAACACCTTTGCAAACATGGCAGGTTTAGCCCTGACCGCCGCAAGCCTCTTCTCGGATGTTCGCCTGAAATCCAACATCGAGCGAGTTGGCACCCATCCACTAGGCATAGGGATTTACGAATACGACAAGTTCGGCAAGCGTGAACGTGGGGTAATGGCGCAAGAAGTCGAGCAAGTCATGCCGGAAGCCGTAAGCACACATGAAAGCGGCTTCAAAAAAGTTAATTACGGTCTATTAGGTTAAGGAAACATCATGGCAAACGCACACTCTTATGGCGGTAATTTATATTCCGGCAACCTCCCCAGCATATCGCTTGGTCAGAATAATTGGAACAACCTGCCACAGTCGTCCGTGGATTTCTTTGTTAAGAGCGGATTGCTCAAGCAGCTCGGAATGCCCCCAACATCTCAGCAGACACCACAAGGGCCAGCCTTTGGAGGTGATCCATTCAGCTCTGCCATGTCAGGCAATCAAAAAGGCACGCTCCAACCATACATCAACCGCATGACTGGTAACGCCAATAGTGCGCTATACGGTGGCTTGCTTGGCTATCAGCCACAACAGCTAATCGCTGGTAACGCTGGTGGCACGCCGGTTAACCCTCAAGCACCGCAAAACTTCTCCCTCCCCCCCGGCTTGCTTAACGCAAACATGGGCAACCGTCACTGGATGAAATAATTATGGGACTCCTCGGATTAATGCCAGGTGAATGGGATGCCCAAGGCGGAGGCGGTGGACTGTTAGGTGGCGGCATGGGTGGCAAGCTAAACGCCGCAATGGATAACCCACTTTTCCAGATGGGCGTTGGCATACTTGCGAATAACTCAGGACACTACGGGGCGTTTGGCCCTGCTGTGGGCGGAGGTCTAGCGCAAGGGATGCAGAACATGCGCAAGCAGAAAGAAGATGCTATGCGTAAGCAGATGTATGACCTTGAGATGCAGAAGGTTCAGCGTGAGGTGGAACAGCAAAACAAGGAGCGTGAGGCGCTTGCAGATTTTGACAACAAGTTCCCCGAGTATAAGGGACTTGCCTCGATTGATCCCAAAGCCGCGTTGAAGATTGCTTATCCCGGTATCGCTTCAGGCTCTGTTGACCCATATTACACGGTTGTTCCGACTGAGAACGGTCTTGGCAGATTTAACGCCAGAACCGGCGAATTTGAGCTGATTTCTGGGCCTGATGGCAAGCCATTCGTAAATTCCAAGGATTCTCCATTGGTACGCGGTGCAGTGAAGGGTGCAGAAGCGCAAGCGGGTGCCGCATGGAAGCCTAATACCGACATAGACGGTCAAGTGCTGACCGATGCCCAAGTAGCGCAAATGGCCTATGGCAACAACCCAATCCCGTTCACTGGACAGCAACAAGCTCCACAACTTCCTACTAGCAACTTCAGCACGCCTTACCCTGTAACCTTCGGCGCACCTGGAACCACTGCAACTGACAGAGCAGAAGGTGTGACCTCTGATGCATCTATCCAGATTCGTAATCCTGCACGGCCTAATGCTGGCGGTGGGATCAAAGTCCCGACTGCTGCTGAGCTCTCAGCTCAAAAGAAGGCAGCAGAAGCCGAGGCCGAATTCAATTCTCCTGAGGCTATTGAGAAGCGTGGTAAAGCCAAAGAGTTCAAGCAGACCATGGGTAAAGTGGTTATTGACAAGATTGACGATGTAACTAAGCGCGTTGACGGCTGGACTGCTGGTTTGGGCGGTCGGGCGATGGACGGCGTACCAGGTACTGATGCCTATGATCTGAAAGCAGACCTTGAGACTATCAAGGCAAACTTCGGGTTTGACCGACTGCAAGCCATGCGAGACATGTCACCTACTGGTGGCGCTCTCGGTCAAGTAGCTGTGCAAGAATTGTCTGCTCTGCAAGCCTCTGTTGCCAATCTCGACAATGCACAAAGCCCTGCACAATTAAAGGCGAATCTCAAGAAAGCCAAAACGCATTATGAAAACTGGCTCGATACTATCGAGGGAAAGTCTCCATCCAAACCCGCTGACGCCAGCAACAAACCAACGGCAGCTAAACCAGCTCGCGCCCCAATGAAAGGCCAAGTGGTTGATGGCTACAAATTCATGGGCGGCAACCCTGCCGACCCTAACAACTGGAAGCGCAAATAATGGCTGGCCCTTGGGAAAAATACCAATCAGTTGAAACAGAGGAAGATGGGCCTTGGGCTAAGTACGCATCAACTCCAGAGCCTCAAGCTCCAGCTACCAAACCATTATCCCGCACTGATAAGTACATCAAAGGCGCACTGGATCCGCTTGTTGGACTTGGGCAGCTAACACAACATGCAATCGGGCCTAATGTTCAAGCCCAAGCCGCTAATGAAATGAACGCGATGGGCGCTCAGTTTGGCGCTCAAGTGCAGCCTGGAACACTCGACCAGGCCATTGCGGCAGATGAGCAAGAATACCAAAGCAGAAGGGCAGTGGTAGGGGAAACGGGTATAGACGGTTATCGCTTGCTAGGTAATATCGTCAATCCGCTTACCCTCAACCCATCAGCCAAGATCCCGCAAGCTGCCACTACCGCTGGTAAGGCCTTAACTGGTGCAGGCGTAGGTGGTGTTATGGGAGCAATGCAGCCTGTAGTAAGCGGAGACTTCGACTCTGAGAAGGGCAAGCAAATTGCCGCTGGCGCTGTAGGTGGCGCTCTGGTCCCCGCTGCAATCGGTGGTGTATCGAGAATCATCAGCCCAAAAGCATCAACCAATCCGAACGTGCAAGCTCTGCGTGAAGCTGGCGTTACCCCAACCATAGGCCAAACGCTAGGTGGTGGGCTCAATAGGCTGGAAGAACGTATGCAGAGCGTGCCTATCCTTGGCGACATGATTACCAAGGCGCGTGGTAAAGCAAACGCTCAGTTCGAAACCGCAGCTTTTAACAAGGCGCTTAAGCCTATCGGCATTGAATTGCCTAAAGGCCTAGCTGGCAGGGAGGCTATCGACTTTACCGAGCAAACATTGAAGCAACGGTATGACGAAGTATTGAGTGGTATTGGCGCTATTGCCCCTGATGAGCAATTCAGTTCCAAGCTATCCGAGCTTGATTCCCTAGTAACCAAGAAGATGATGCCAAAGGCCGAGAAAGCCAAGTTCAAGGCAGCATTAAGTGATATACAAGAATCCATGAATGGGGGCGTACTAACCTCGGAAGCCTTCAAAGAACTGGAAAGCTCACTCGGTGCTCAGGCGCGGCAATTAGGCTCATCCACCAATGTTTACGAAGGCAAGCTAGCCCCTGCTGTTAAGCAATTGCAGGCAGAACTCAGGGATATGCTCAAACGGCAAGCTGGCGGACTCTCTGACGAGTTGCAGAAGGTGAATAGCGGTTGGGCAAACTTCAAGCGTGTTCAACGTGCGGCAGGCGCTTTAGGTGCTGATGATGGATCGTTTACTCCGGCGCAATTCCAGAACGCAGTTAAGGCAATGGACAAGTCGAGAGACAAGGGCGCATTCGCGCGCGGTAATGCTTTGGGGCAGGACTTGGGCGATGCTGGGAAAGCTGTTTTAACAGGCAAAGTGCCTGATAGTGGTACAGCACAGAGGTTGCTCTACGGTACGGGGGCTTTGGCTTCTGGGACGTTAAGTCCGGCTATTCCTGCTGGCTTGATAGGCGGTGCGGCTCTTTACACTGGCCCAGCCCAACGGCTGTTAAACAGCCTAATAGCCTCAAGACCCGACAGTGCCGCTCTTCTTGCCGAAACACTTAGAAAAAATGGCCACTATATGCTTCCGGCAGGCAGCGTAGCAGGGCTTGGCCTTCTGAATCAATAAAGGGAAGGCGACCATAGCGGCTCCAGTAATAGCCGTTCTATATAGTTGATCTTCTGTCATAGCCCATATTCGGGGCTTTTTTGTTTTCTGTCAATACGATAACACACACATTTCTAACGCTGTGAAGCGCTGAAAGGAAAGACATGGCAGTTCCAACCACAATGGCGGAGTTATCCACCACGGCAGCTAGTAACTCGCCTGCTGGCTCAGAGTCACCCACAAATGCAGACGATCATCTGCGCGCAGCTTATGCCATTTTACGCACCACCAATGCCAAAGGCTCGGACATTGCCTCTGCGTCTACTACAGACATAGGCGCGGCTACTGGGGAATTCGTTGATGTAACCGGCACTACAACAATCACCTCACTAGGCACGGTTGCCGCTGGCATTGTCCGCACTGTCCGCTTCACTGGCGCACTCACACTCACGCATAACGCCACAAGCCTTATTTTGCCTGGTGCCGCCAATATCACTACGGCAGCTAATGATAGGGCTGAATTTAGATCACTTGGCTCAGGAAATTGGCTCTGTGTTGAGTACATTAGGGCAGACGGCAGCCCTGTTGCCAGGTTCAAGGGAACGGCTGTGGCATCTGCTTCCACTACAGACATATGGGCAGCTTCTGCTGAGACGGTGCACATCACTGGAACCACCGCGATTACTTCTTTCGGTACGGCTGGCAGGGCTGGCCTTATGAGAACACTGGTTATAGACAGCGCTGGAGTTGTTATTACGCACGGCGCGAATCTCATATGTCCTGAAGGTGTTGATATTGTTTCCAGTGCTGGAGACGTAATAGAGATTGTTGCAGACACCACAACGCAGCATAGGGTTAAAAGCTATGCGAGGGCAGGCAGTCTCCACTCTATAGGCTCATTTACCCGAGATGTTTCTCTAGCCTCTGGCACGCAGGTCATTACCGGCGTGGGTTTCAAGCCTAAACGCGTGTTCTTCCAGATGGCACTAACTTCTACTGTTGCATCTATTAGCTCCGCTGGATGGGATGATGGTTCAAGTAGATTCTGCGTATATGACAACCACCTTTCAACCGCTGACAGCAATGCCATTTCTGGCAACTTCTCTATCATCCTCAGTACCGCCAACAGCTATACGGGGTTGATTACCGCCTTATCCAGCGACGGCTTTACGATAACTTGGACGAGAAATGGAGCGCCAACCGGAACAATCACCATTCGATATATTGCGGAGATGTAAATGAAAGTTTCCATAGATAACACCACTGGGCTAATGATTGAGATGCAGGGTAATCCGCGTGAGGGCACTCTTACTCAAAACGCGCTTTCTGCTGGATTCACGGATGTTTCTGAGATCGAGGTGACAGAGCAGGAATTAGCTGTCCTCATCAAGGCAAAGGAAGATGCAAGGAAAACGCCTGAGCAGATTGCAACTGATTTGGAGAAGGCCGTAGACCGCTACATGGACGAAGTAGCCAACTCCTACCGCTACACCAATATCCACACGATGATCAGCTACGCCACTTCCAGTCATCCGGTATGGGGTGCTGAAGGTGTTAAGGCCAGGGACTGGCGCGATGCCGTATATAGCTACTGCATCAATGTGCAAGAAGATGTGCTGGCAGGGTTAAGAGCTATCCCTACAGAAGCGGAGCTTATAGCCGAGCTTCCTTCTTTCCCCGAGCAACCATAACAACCAACCAGCCGCCGAAAGGCGGTTTTTTACGCCTATGAAATCCGAGAGGAAGCCCATGAAGCACGAAGCCGCCCAAACGATAACTGAAGTAGCAACAAGGGCGCAATACGGCGGCTCTGCGATTGCAACAATCTTCTCATTCATTAACCAATACGCAGCAGCAATCGGTGTCGTGATCGCCATTCTTGGCTTTTGTGTGAACTGGTACTACAAGCACAAACAGGATAAGCGTGAGGAGAAAAGGATGGGAAATGAGCATCCATAAATTCCCAGGCGTTACGGATGAGATTGATGAGGACAAGTACAAGGGCTTCATCGCCATCCTGATTGACCACGAAAACAGCATTGAAGTCTCTGCCCCTGAAGGCTTCAGCAAGGCCGAAATAATTGGCATGTTGCACATGGCCGGACTCATCGTAATGGATAACCTATAGATGCCAGTCAAACACTTCGTGATACCGGATGTTCAGGCAAAACCAGGTAGTGACTTTTCATACCTACGCGCCGCTGGGAATTACATAGTAGACAAGAAGCCGGACGTGATTGTGTGCATAGGCGACTTCACAGATTTTCCCTCCCTTAGCTCCTATGACCGAGGCTTGAAGTCATTCGAAGGGCGTAACTACAAGGATGATATCTGGGCCGCTAGAGAGGCAATGGATGCCCTCCTAGAGCCTCTATATGCAGAACAAGCAAGGCTCAAGCGCAACAAAGAGAAAGCCTACAAGCCTCGCATGGTGATGACCCTTGGGAACCATGAGAACCGCGTTAATCGTGTAGTCAATGAGGATCGTAAGCTAGAAGGCTTAGTATCTGTTGATGACCTCCCTTATCAAGATTGGGAAGTGTTCCCGTTCCTCGAAGTGGTATGTATTGATGGCGTTGCGTACTCGCACTATTTCACTTCTGGGGTGATGGGACGACCTATCACCACCGCCCAAGCATTGCTCACAAAAAAGCACATGTCATGCTTTGCTGGTCACCAACAAGGAAGGCAAATCGCCTATAGCCGCAGGGCTGACGGTAAAGAGATGACCGCCATTATCTGCGGTTCATTCTATGAACACGACGAAGATTATCTGGGGCCTCAAGGTAATCAGCATTTTCGCGGGTGCTACATGTTGCATGAGGTCGATGACGGTTCATTCGATGAAATGGCCGTTAGCTTGCGTTTCTTGAAGGAAAGATACCTTTAACCACTAGGAGATACATCATGCCCCGCATCCTGGCTGCAATCGCAGCCTTTTTTATGTCCGCTTTAACCGTACTCTTCATTTCCCATGCTTATGCAGGCGAAAAGTACATGCCCAACAGCGTTGGCGGATATGTCGTACTCACTGACGAGCCATGTCAGATGCCTGTTATCAAGGAAGAGTACAAGAACCGCGCCTATGCAACGGATTCAAGCGGAGACAAACGGGAGGGATGCTGGTATCGCCCAGAAGCAGAGAAGCCATTTGTACCTCGCGTTGTGGTGTTCATGTACGAGGAAGGATCCCCGAATGTTGGCTCTTTCGATCAGCGCCTATTCAGCGACGAAATGAAGCAGTGGGAAGAGTACCCCATTCCCCATCCTGAGCTTGAGTTCAAGGGGGAGATTTGATGGAAGTGGCAATCTGCAAAGGCTGTGGAGACGCGTTCGATCCTGAAGAAAGCCCAGACGGTTACTGCATGAATTGCGACCCAGAGGAAGCGCGGCAAAAGCAGGAAGTAGTACGCGAATTCATCGCTGGCAAGGTTGATCGGGAGGCCGAATGATTAACTCCCGCAAGATTGACGACCTTCATCCTTTAGTGCAAAAGAAGTGCCTCGACTTCATCCACGAATGCAAGAAGCAGGGCATAGACGTCATCATTACCAGCACATACAGGGACGGCGAATCACAGAATGCCCTCTATGCCCAGGGTCGCACCAAACCTGGAAAGAAAGTCACCAATGCCAAGGCTGGTCAATCCTATCACAACTGGAAAGTTGCTTTCGACTTCTGCCCGGTAGTCAACGGCAAAGCTCAGTGGGATGACCTCGATACTTTTACCAAGTGCGGGGAGATTGCCGAGTCGTTAGGGCTTGAATGGGCTGGGCGTTGGAAATCCTTCAAAGAGCTGGCGCACTGTCAGTACACCGGAGGTTTGAAACTGGCAGACTTCCAAGAGGGCAAGACATTATGAGAATTTTAATCCTCAGTTTGTTCCTCTCCGGCTGCTCAATCGTCCAATTACTCCCAAGTTCTGCATGTGAATACGTGAACTACGAACGCACCCAAAATCACGTTGATGTAATCGCTTCCTGCACGCTTTAAACGGCCTTATTCGGCTCGTTATATTCCCCAGCAACTAAAACTCGCCCTAGGCCCTATAAATGGGCCTTACGGGCATTTTTATCTGAAAGCCTACTATGAGAGTCGAATTCCTGAATGATTTGCTCATGCGAGAGGTGCATAACGGCATTTTCGAGCTTCACACGCCGTTTTATTGCGCAGTTGTGAATGACGATGGTTCGGTAGTTGAGGTCATTGTGCCTAGAGGTTTTTTAACTGACCTGTGTAGTGTGCCAAGGGCACCTTTTGCCTATCTCCTGTTCGGAGGGTTAGGAAACAAGGCAGGCGTTTTGCACGATGCTCTATACAGTCCTTATGGTGAAGTGAGAGTGGAAGAGATGCAATCACGTAAGAAGATAGAGGTTACGCGGGATTGGGCTGATGCTGTGCTATATGCAGCCCTAGCAACTTGCAATGTCGGATGGTTCGCCCGTTGGATGATGTATAAGGGCGTTAGGGTGTTCGGCTGGCAGTTCTATAGACGAATTTATTCCGATTAAGGGTTCTTTGTGCAACCTTCCCTATCTTCTCCAGGGGCGGTGTGTCTGGAGGATATTTGGCCCAATACCTGACGTTATCTATCTTTTTCTGTGTATTGATGTCAAAGAATGTCTTGATGCGGAACAATGATGATCTCGCTACAGCTACGGCGCTACCGAACGCAATAGATCCATCCGCCTCTGTCACGCTGTAGATCACGGACACCACCATATTCGGTTTGCAATTATTTACCGAACCGCTCCATTTATACATGAAATGCACCCCCAGTGAATTCTCAGTAATATTTTATATTAGCATCTAATTACAACTGAGCTATTAAATCTACTAGTGCAGTCCTTAATGCTTGCAGCGCACTTCCATGCCTATCCTTTCTGCACATTGCTAGTTAGAACGGAAACCTAATAAAAATAGAGAATCAGAAGATGTCCTACAAGAGCTATAAACATAGCTATTCCTATCGGCACAACAAACCTACGGTGTCTTCGTATTCCTACTATCTCGGCTTCTAACTCTTCTATAGTTTTGTTCATTCTATCTCAGACCCAGTAACCTCATTGCGGACTGGAGCCAGTTCCCACACAACGCCCATTCTTTGCACGATAACAGTCAATGGAACGCCTTCTGGCTTGCCTATGTCGCCATTCTTGGCGGCGAACTCAACAATACGTTTCCCCAAGTCTGCGTAATCGAAATCTGGTAACTCCATCATCCCTCCTATCCTAGTAACTAATCAGTAAACCTGTGGATAACTCACCTATGGCGTACTTTTTATGCCATAGTATAGCTTCAAAGACTTATTATACGCCACAGTACAGACCCCTCCTAAGGGGAGGGTCACACGTTCGATTCGTGTCGGGGGCACCAAAAATCAAGCACTTACGTAAATTCAAGTATAACCGTTTACGCCATAATCCGCCACAAAACGCCTCGATATTGCTACGTTACGCCACAGTTTACGCCATAGGCTAAACATTGTTTACGTAAGCCCTCAGATGGTCTGGAGCCAAGTGTGCATAACGCATTACAAGCTCCATGCTATGCCAGCCGCCTAGTTCTTTCAACACTGCTAATGGCGTTCCTTGCTGCACATGCCAGCTTGCCCAGGTATGGCGTAGATCATGGAAGCGGAAAGTGCTTTTTGGCGGATCTCCGACTACATCAATTCCTGCCTTTACCAGTGACCGGTTCCAGCTATTCTTAATGGACTCGATTGGCCTGCCTTTGTAGGTAAACACATATTCCTTGTGATTGCCTTGCTGCGTTTTCAGTATCTCTACGGCTTTATTCGATAGTGGGACAGAGATAGTTTTGCGGCTCTTGGAGTCTACGCTATCCACCCAGACTAGGTGTCTGTCTAAATCCACATAGCGCCACTTCAGGCCAACAACATTAGAGTAACGAAGCCCTGTGGCTATGGCGAAGCCTGCAATGGCCTTAACGTGTTCTGCAAGATGATATTCAAGCGTTTCCCACTCGTCTTTAGTGAGGAAGCGAAGCCTTGTAAGCGGTACGGCTTTGCGCTTGATCTTGATTTCTCCGCACTTGCCCTGATCATGGGCCATCTTGAGCGCGGCATTAACAATATTGAGTGTTCGGTTGATGGTAGAGTCTTTTCTACCTTTTAGTGATGCCACAAGCTCATGCGGCACAACTTCTGCAATGGGGCGGGAAGGGTAGCATTTCAGCAGCACCCTAATGGCTGATTTCTCTTTCTCTGACCGTTCTTTTTCTGTCAGCCATATTCTTAGCGCGTCGGCTAGAGTAAATCCTGCAAGTCGTCTTTGTTGGAGACTAGCTCTAATCTCGTCGTGTATTCGCTGCGCCTCTTTCCTGTCCTCTTTTCCGGTGCTGTTCCTGAACCGTTCGCCATTGACGGTGAGGTAGTAGTACCAGATGTTTCCGACTTTATAGAGTGACATGATGGGTATTTTGACCGTAACCATTTAACAAGGTCAACGTCAACGAAGACCCAAGCTCTGCCAATTTTGGCACCTGGTAGCTGACCTGATCTAGCCAGCTCCATGATTGTGTCGTCCGAGCATTTAAGGAACTCGGCTGCTTGCTGTAAATCTAGTGTTTGCATGTTCTTTACTTATTCCCTCGCGCACGGATGAGTTCTCCACAATCACAGCCTCGGTTATCACATACGGTTGCTGATTCTTCACGCTCATTGGCGGCTATGGCGTTGGCGAAGGCTACCAAAGCATCATCCGTGAACTTAATTCCCGTATCTGACACACCGTCGCTCCAGTGGACTTTGCCACCAGTGTTTCTGGCTATAATCAATATCTTCTCTAGTTCCACAGCGCATCCTTTCTGCAATATGCCTATCAAGTCCTACCCACTAATCTTCACAGATAGCTTTTTGAGCAACTCATAATCATCTGGAAAGAAATCCTCTATCACCAATATCACTGCATTTCTCTTATCGTTAAACCCTATACTCATTCCTTCAGTATCAGGATCATCTGTTAGCACATCAGCCAGTAACCTTTTCTGCTCTTCTGTGAGCGGATACATAGTTCCTTTATCAGCCATCATCTAATCCTTTCCTTTGTGTTTGGCGAGGGCGCGTTCACCCAGGCTTACAGTGTTCGGGTAAATCCCTTCTTGCCTGAGCCATTTGATTGCTTCCTCCAGCGCTTCCACCAACTCTGCATCTAGGGAGGAACGCTTATTCCATGCAATTACTGCGTCGTCTGTAGAATCACGCTCCACTTTTAGATGGCATCCATAGCAATGCACAATACCTCTTGCCCCACCTACATCTGTAGAGCCGCAACAAGGGCATGGCAACAGCTCATCCTTATTCATTGGTGGCCTCACTTCCTTTTTTGTTCATTAGGTTGCTCGGTTGATAAGCCTGGTTGCAGAACATCATGATTCGGTGGAACCTCGTCCGCCGAGTAGTAAATATCTGGCTCCGCTCCGACCTTGAATTTCTTGCTGTCGCCGCTTTCCGCGATAACCTCAACCTCTATCTCATCATTCATAAGGCTGCACTCACCGGATTCCTCGTTGTAGTACCTTGCGTATTCCAAAGCTGCCTCTTCTTCATCTACTGCCCAGATTTCCTTATCACCGTAATCATGAACAACGGTGAATCTTTTGCATCTGCACCCACCGTTCGAAAAGTTGTATCTTCCACATTTTTCACAGCGTTCCACGTTTCTTCCTTTCTGCACTCTGTTAATTTGCCAAGAAACAAAATCTATCCAAATCCTGTCTATCTGCTATGCCTGACCTTGACCGTAAATCTCGTGACACTCTTCTTATCCTTCGCTACGGCATAGACCGGCATGTTGATGCCAAGGCCATAGAAACACTCAAGCGGGTCGGCTATATCGAGGACAAGCCTGGTGGGGGCTGGATAGTTACCGGTGCTGGCCGTGAGTGCGTTCGTAGGATGAAGGGGTAGGGTCATAACCAAGCCAAAGAATCAATTATGTTCTGACCTCGCTCTGTTAGTCGTGCGTGACCTCTACCTTCGTCGCCAACAGGCTCAATGCAAACAAGCTCTTTCGGTAGCTTGTCTATGAGCGCATATACAGGTTTACTAACAGGCGTCCAACCTTCTGCATCGGAGTCTTTAGCAATTAGCTTGAGCAGGTGTATTTCCCCGCCGTTTAGTTTGTGTTCGCTCATCATTCCTTCTCCTTAGCTATGGCGGCGTCCAACTCATGCACAACACGCATGGCTCCAATTCTCCGGCCTGGTTGACGCTTGACGTGAAATGAATCGGCTATGTCGTTAGCAAGGTCACGCGCCGTTTTGAGAGCATACTTCTCTGCCGCTGCGAGTTTGGCTTTCAGCTCAGTGTTCTCTTGCTGCAACTTGGCTGCACGTATCCAATCATCCGATACGAAATCACCCTTAAAGTCTCTCTTCCCATAAGTGCCACAAGCACCGCATCTGTTATCCATCACTTCCCCTCCAGTGCGCGGGAGCCATGGTTGACGAACTCCCCATAATGACGATTGGCAAAACTCCTTCTAGTTGCTACAGCATCAAAAATGGCATCGAAAGTTCCGAGATGTTTATGTGCTCCATTCAGCTTTGCGTAAGCCACCCACTTTTTGCAAGCCTTGCTCCAAGAAACACCTTTAACGCCAGATTGAGAGTCTTTGCGTAGTCTTGCATTCAGGTTGTTTTCCAAGCTATTACATTGGCGAAGGTTCTCTATGCGGTTATTGAGTGGGTTCCCGTCTACGTGGTCTACCATCTTGGGGATGCGGCCATAATGAATAGCGAAGATAACGGTATGCGTCGCTACCCTTGTCCTATTGATAAGAACACCCCTATACCCCTTAAATTCACATCCAGCTTCCTTGCCCGCATGCCGACTGTTCATTCGTTGCTGATCTTGAATATTATTGAAGTGATGCAGTGGGCGCTCCTTCCAAAAAAGCTTCCCATCCACATATTCAAACGCTTCACGAAAATACCTAGCGCTGTGCTTAGGATTACTCATCCGGATTCCCCATGCTCATCGTGATGGTGTCGGTTGGCGGCTTGAGCTGCTGTATGCGCTCCTTAATCTCATCGGCATCCAACCGCCTCGCTTTCGGAGATGACCATTCAGCCATTTGACAGCTAGTCACTTCATCACAAATACTTTTCGCCGCCTCTATCGCTTCAGCAAATCCTTGGTCATAGGATGGGGAAGAGGTGTAGAGCTGGCAGTTGAGCTTGTATAAAGTCCAGCTTCCAATCTCATATTCGCGGTATTCGCAGCAATCGCCAGTCCAGTTATCCTCATTTTCGATGTGCCTGACGAAATGCACAAAGTCCTCTGAGCTATCTGGCGCGAGGTATTGCTTAATCGCATTCATCACCTCATCCATATTGCGGCAAGGTTGGTGTATGTACTGGTCGCCTTCACAGTCAATGCGTAACAGATACGCCACCGGCTCACCCTGCTGCTGTGGTGGGGCGGCTGCTATTAGTTCTAGTACCTCTTTATAGAGCTTGCGGTTGGGCGTCTCGGTACCATCTTCGTAGTGGGCAACCATCCCGCTTCCGACTGCGGCTTCCATTAAAGATACAACTCGCTGCATTAGCTCTACTGGCACTACTGCCTGCTTAGGTTCTTGGTTCATGGGGGTTCCTTAGAAAGGAATAATTTCTTCATCAAAATCTGTTGATTGTTCATTTTGTTTCTCGGTTGACTGGCCTGGTTGCCGAGCATCAGAATTCGTGGAACGCTGACCCACCAGATCAATCTCGTTAACTCGCACTTCTAGCGAATAACGGTCTGCACCTTCCTTGTCTTGCCATTTGCGGTTGTTCACTTCTCCGCTAACGGCGACTTGCTGGCCCTTCTTCAGATATTGCTCCAGGCTTTCAGCACGCTTGCCCCAGAGGTTGCATGTAACCCATGTGGTGTTCTCATTTGCGCCAAATCCGCTTTTAACCGCTACTGTGAATTGAAGAACAGCATCATTCTTAGGCGTGTACTTAAGAGTGGAGTCCTTGCCAACGTTGCCAGTGAAGTTCCAGTTATTCATTTACATTCCTTTTCTCTGTTAAATTTTCCACGGGGAGGCGGCGTATCTGTTTCTACGTACTCCCTGAATTTCTTTAGGCCCGGCACAAGATATTCAACCCACCAGACCGGATCGAACTCGATTCTCTGAACCATCATGGCGGCTGGTGTCCAGCTTGCAAACCAACCTGAAATCACCTCACAGCAAGCAACCTGAACCATCACCTGAACCTTGTAGTGTTCTGGGCATTCATCGTGCAACGTCTGGGGGCACTTCACCTCAACAGGGCGGCCATCAAGAAAGCCATCAGGTGAAGCCCCGAGCCACTCTAAATGCGGATGCGGCACAAACCTTCCTGGCTCCAGCAGAACGCCCATACGGGCCTCAAAATACGCCAGAGCCTCAGCCTCGTTATCATTGCCATACTGCGTGAAGGCGTTGCCCTCGAATGCTGGCTCTCTGCCGGTCAGTTGCCGCCACAGCTTTGCTCTACTCGTAAACTTGCAGACACCTAAAGCTGCTGCCGCTTGCGATGCTGTGAGCCTTCCGGCCCTGTCAAAGTCGGTTAAATGACTCATGCTTGAGTGCCGATTGCCTCGTCCTGCTTCTTGGCGGCTTCTTTCCATCCTGCCAGCTTGCCCTTTAGTGCTAGGCGCACAGTTTCATCCTGTGCTTCCCACACTTTGCGAAGTTCTGCCGTGCCCTTTTTCACGGCGTTGTTGATGTTCTTTTCTGCTTCGGTAGTATCGATAGGAGTGTTGTCGCGCTGTGGTTGCTTTGGCTCATCCTTGTACTTGCTGCCATCCCACAATCCAGCGTAAATATCAGCGGCTACCCCGAGTTGCTTCATGGCAACGGAGAGAGCATCAGTCACAGCCATCTTGTAGGCTTCATCGTTGGCGCGTAGACCAGCAGATTCTTTAGCCACTAATGCAGATCCGCCAATGCCAGAAATAGGGGCGCTCCAATACTGAGTTACAGTGCCATCTGGCATAACAGACGGAACCTGCTCCCTAACGAACAGGTGAATGTGGGCGAATGCCATCAACTCACCGGCTGCGCCTGGCTCAGTCCAGAATTTGATAATGTCGTAGTACCAGCCTTCACCAATCGGCCCGAACACCTCTGTCATTACCTTGATGCGCCATTGCGGGTTTACGTCCGTCATTCCCTTTAGCCTTCCGGCTATGATGGTCTTGAGGGCGTTTGCTGGCGGCCTGCTCACCTTGTTCCAAATGTCTAAGTTGCTCATATTGTTGCTCCTCGTCCTGTATCTGTTGCTGTCTATAACATGCGCTCATGGGTTAACCCCTTGGGGTTATGCTGCTGCGGCCATGTCAAACAAAAATTCAATCCGAGTCCTAGTTGACTCAAGAGCCGCCATGTACTCAGCGCTATCAATCCTTTGCCAATTCCTTTCATAGTGATTGCTGTAATCATTCTCACGCTCGACTTCAATCCGCCCATGCTTGTCAATTTGGAATCTAATGGCTTCCAAGAAGCCATCTTCTGTTAGTCCAATCATCTTTGCGTATATGTACCAGTAGTCCCCTGGGCCTTCTGGGCAGGAATAGCTGTTGCGGTACTTGTAGCAATGGCCGATGAGTTTCTTGTTAATCTCTGCTTGTTCTTCATGCTCAATTACATTCAGCTCATTGCGCAGTTCAGCAAGCCGCTCCAGTTCTTTCTTAATTTCTTTTTTGCGATCCACGATTTATCCTTTCTGCAATCCGTTATCCACGAAGAGAAACCTAATCTTCCCTAATACCTACTCCATAGCTCAGGACTTACCTTTCGGCGCGTTACCCTAAGACGGCACGTTTCCGCTGAGCTACAGGCTAGATACTTTTCTACATCCCAGCCCCAACACCGGATGATTAGCGTTTGTACGTGGGGCAAGGCCGTACCTAACTACCTTGCAAGGATTCCTTGGTTAAAATCCGTCCGGTTTCCTTCAAACATCCAGTTACGCTTAATCTCACCCGTGCTATCTCGTCTGATAGAGTTTCTGGCCTTAACACGTATCAAGAATCCACTTGGAAAGTTATTCACATAGAGCTTTAGTAGTTTTCTTTTCATGTATACCTCCATAAACCTTGAGTTTGTTTATTCGGTTTCCGCTACGTTCTGGCTGGGTTGCAGAAAGGACGCGTTCTTTTCTCTGAGTTTCTCGGCAAGCTCCTTGAGATTGGCCAGAGTTTCCTTTTTGCCTTCCTCGATATTGGCAAGCTCCTCCTCCGTGGCATCTTTCGTGCAGACAACTTCAACAATATCGCCGTTAGGCATCGTTGCCTTGAATCCAGGAGTGCCCCAAGAGCTATATGTGTGCGCCCTATGGTCTTGCATATATTCGCCATTCTCGTAGACGGTTGCAGCAGTCCAGAACCAGTCATCGAGAACCCCCGCTGACACCTCTACAGGTTGTCGGTCAGTAACAAATTCGTTGAGTTTTTCCAAATCCAAAGTGTTCACAGCATTTCCTTTCTGCATTTGGCTCGTTTACCGAGTAACAAAATCTTCCCTAGCGCCTACTGTCGTAAACCATGAATGCTGCGAGACATATAAATTCCCACATCGCAAATGGCATGATGAAGCGCAGCGCAATCCTGGGGTCATCAACAATCCCTGCGTAGACAGTAACCACAAACATTGCAACTGCCCCACCAAAACCTAGACCAACAATCATTGTTTTCACGCCACCTCCGGTATTTGCACTCTTGCTTTAGCTGCTAAGTAACTAATCATTAATCCTGTAGGGATAGGGGCTATCTTCTTCTCACCCTTCCTCCAATCAGCCAGGAACTGCTTATCGCACCACTTACAAACAGTCCTGTAAGGGTCGTTTGGCTTTCCGCATGAAGGGCAGGGCTTGTGGCGTGGTTGGAAGATCATTTGGATTCAACCTTGGCGATGGCTTCTTGAACAGCTTTGGCTAGTCGGTGCTGATGCTCAGAACAGCACTCGGCATCCTCGGCTTCGTCTTGCATGTAGTCGTTGAAATAAGCCTTAACAGCCTCTAGAAGAAAGTCGCGCTGTTCTATGGCAATTGCCCATTCGACTACCTGTTTCGAGGTGAGCGGGAAAGCCTCTAGCCATTCAGTTGACACGCCAGCAAGGGCATTGAATGTCGCAACAATTCTTCGCGCATATATCTTGTCTACGTCTTTATTCCCACCGTCACCGAGAAATCTCGATGCAGCCAGATTGTCTGTTTCCTCAAAGCTAACCGTTCTGCCGGATTTCCTAGCCTTGCTGAATAGATGTGGGTGTTCTCTCATGAGTCCCTCCTTGTTTTTATCTTTCCTCGAATCGCTTCCACACCAACAGAACATGATTTCTCAACCTTCGTAAGTAAGGGGGCCGTGCTTTTCAACATACATGGCCCTTGCTTCTTGGAATGCGTCTCCAAGCGTTGCGGCCTGTAACTTCGGGTTCTCCATCCATGATGGAACTTGTTGCCGAGGTGCTTTCTCTATGAAAAAGCCGTTCGCGCTAATCTCTGCCCAAAAGCTCATCATTCCCTCCTTAAGCCATTCCAAATTTCAATCTGCTTCGCAATACTTGTTAGGATCACGGTTAACCTCATCCACTGCGTGGCGGTGTACTGCGTCCATGAATTTGCTTCGCATTGATGCAAAAGCCTCTTCTCGGCTAATCTTTCCCTGAATCTGCATCTGCATAATGGATTCGAGGTCTACATGCATATCCCCTCGCCAGCCTTGGCAGTTTTCATCCCAAGGCTCATCCTCATACAGAATCTTGTATTCGAGGTTTTCGATAGCTTGGTCAATGTCGCGCTTAGTCCAGTCTGGAAACTCAGGTGGATTGATGAAGCGTTCTGGTAGTGCGAGAGGGGAGTTCATAACTGCTCCTTCTGTTCATTTTGTTGCTCGGTAAACTGGCTGGGTTGCGGACTGGATATTTTTATCAACAGTTTGTTGAGCCTTTTTAAGCTGAGTCTGTCAATCCTTCCAAGAACAATATCCTCTACAACTTTTGGCTGTATACCGAGGAGTCCTGCCGAACTGCTGCCATGCTGCAATATAAATTTTGTTAGGATTTGCATAGCATTCGATCTATTGAGCAGATCAACTGCCTCGTCTGCGTCGAATCCAAGATCAATGAAAATGTTGTAGCTCATCAGCTGGCGCTTGTAACGTCGACCGTATACCAAAGAACCAAACCAAAAATCTGGTAACACTTGCGTATCACGTAAAATACCTTGCCGCCTTTGTCTGCTGTTACAGCCTCAATTTCTACTTGAGTTTTCATCATCATTTCCTTTCTGCAATCGGCTCAATCGGAGCCGGAATCTAATCAATCCTTAGCCGCTGCTCTGCTGGTATTACTTGGGCCTAGGCCACTGTCCAACTTCACAGCACAAGTCAGGTGAGTCTCCCTGTTGCTGACCCTTCGCTACGGCTCACACTCGTCGTCAGGTCACTTGCTGCTAGATCAGCTAATTGCTTAGTTGATGGAAGAATAGTACACCGTCCGGTGAACCATTGTCAACACCAAACGGTGAAATAATTGCAAAGAGGGAATTGAGGACGAAAAAAAACCGCCACATGGCGGTTGAATGGGAGGTGTAGTTTAGAGGATGGTATTACTTACACTTGATAACGAGGTTCCTGGTGAACCCGCTGCCACCGTAGAAGCCATCTCTGGTTGCGGCAGCGGTAGTAATGGCATCAGTGCCGCCAGCTAGTATCTCGTAGCCGCGTTCTTTGCAGAGTTCTCCTGCCTTTTCGTAGCACATCCCCCAATTACGAGCAGTGCCAGAACAGTCCAGGCTGTGGGCCGCAGATCCATCAGGGCCGTAGGTAGGTTTGGCGGTGGCGCAGCCAGCGAGGAGAGCAACTGCCAGAATATATATTCTCATTGTTATTTCCTTAGTTATTGTTGCATTTGACGATCTTAGTTACCCCTAGTGTATCTGCGTGCTTGTCTATAGAGTCCTTGAGATGGCTTATCACTGTAGAGGCGGCTACAGGATCATAAACGTAGCTGCCCGCCAGTCCCATTGCATGATGAAAGTTACTCAGCCTTACCGCATAAGCTATACCCGTTAGCTCACCGCTTTTTGCTTGTTGAAGCCATTCCTCCAGAAGCTTTATCAGCTCCTTGTTTTGATACTCGGTGATTCGGGTGATTGTCGGCATCGCGTTCCTCGGTGATTTCGATCAACTCCCCTAGAGGTAAGACCTGCGCCTTTCTTCTCTCCATACGTCCCCACGGATTAGCAGCTCTATCCTCTGGGTTGTCAATGGAATACAGGCTATTTGCCATGTTGATGAGCGCCTCTCTATGAGCCTGCGACATTCCATCGAAGAAATAATTCAATTGGCGCTTAAACTCATCCCCCTCCGAGGAAACCTCATTCCCATCCGGCATATGGTTGCGCGAAGCTTCAGTCTCGTTGGTATCCAGATTGTCAAAATAGAACCTGGATAACCCTGCTTTGGCTTCCATCTCACGCGCAACCTTTGCGCCAAATGCCTTACGCTCGGCAAGCATGTCATTTATCTGACGCGGAGGCTTCCCCAAATAGCCAGAAGCCGCTGTTAACCCCATGCGGTCAACAATCGCCTTCAGGCGCTGCCTTCTTATGTCCGAATCGTTCATGACGATTTTATACACGTATACCCCACTTGGTGAAATTCACCGTTAGGTGTTGCATTAGTACACTGTCCGGTGTATAGTGAGGTCATGGATATCAAAACCTTTCTTTCACACATGACAGTGGCCCAGCGAGAGGACTTTGCGGCACGTTGCAAAACCTCTATCAGGCATCTTCAAAACGTCGCCTACGGCTATAAGCCTGCTGGCGAATCTCTTTGTATCAATATCGAGCGCGAGTCCAAGGGGCAAGTGCGCTGCGAATCTCTTAGGCCCGATGTTGATTGGGCGGTTCTGCGTAACAGCACAGCTCGTCGCCCTGGTCGTCGTGAAGCTGATTATGCCGACCGCCGCACAAAGAACCTGAAACCATGAACCCCCTGACTTGGAATGCTCATCTCCATGACTCCAAGTCCCTTTGGACGGGCTTCGGCTTGTCCCTTTTTATTTCTCAACCTGAGCTATACGGCTCGGAAATCTTTAAGCGGATTTATGAGACTCCCCCTAGCAATAGGGGTTTTTTATTCAAGCTCAAGCTCGACTGTTCGCAGATTAAGGTCTGCGCTTTTTTTTAACAAATTTCAATTGTCACCAATTGTCACCAAGAGGCACATCTATGAAACCGAATAGAGAGCTTTATCCAGTAGCCACGGCCCAAGCGCCATCAATCGAGGTGCTGCCAGAAACCTTAGTTGCTCAGTGTAAGAACGGCGCAATGGCAATCCGCCAAACCGCCATGAGTTCAGGTTACGCACAAGACCAGCTAGCCGAAATGATTGGCAAGCCAAGGGAAGTGCTTTCCCGTGCCTGTAACGGCAGGGGAGGTCTGGACGTAGACACACTCATCAAGCTCATGCGCGAAAGCGGTAGCGCTTTCTTGTTGCAATACATGGCCCATCAGATGGGAGGGGAATTCAGGTTTCTTTCTGAAGAAGAGTTGGAGTTACAGCAGTTAGAACGCAGGGCGGCAGAGATCAGGTCGCATCGTCAATCTAAAGCAGCGTAGGAGGGGATATGGACATCGTAATCGAGCATTGGCAGGGAATTGTATTAGCACTCTGTGCTGGCGGCATTGGCCTGTTCTTGCACGACCTATGGGCACAGAAAGCAGATGAGCCTGACGAACATGAAACTGCCTGGAATATCAGCTATGACGAGTAAGGGTGAATTTGCGGTGATGTTCTTTGCAGCAGTTGGCGCTGGCGTTTGTTGGTGCTTGGGATGGTTCCTGATCTTTATGGCTTATGACTTTTTAGCCCACAAGCTCAAGACACACAAATCCCATTAAGCAGGATTAAAGCAAAAGTTTTCAGTTCGGTAAGTTAACTGTCGCACACAAGGAAATTGATATGGGAAAAGTTATTGGAATGACAAAGGAAGAATACAAAGCCCACATTGCCGAGTGGGGCAGCACTAAAAAGAATGGTTCTCCGCTTAATCGGTATGGCGAGCATATGTACAACGCTATGAAGCGTGGAGTGGAGTGGAACATAAGCTTTAAAGATTGGTGGGATGTTTGGCAACAGTCCGGCCATTGGCACGAGCGCGGTAACTCGGCTATGGACTATTGCATGGGCCGCGTCCGAGACACAGGCCCGTATCAGGCTGGAAACGTCTACATCACCACCAATACCGAAAACTGCTCAAAGAGCCTTGAGTGGAATCCTCATATGGAAAGAGGGTGCCCATCCGTACGGCCTATCGAAAAAATCCAGGGATACAGCGTGTACCAGAGAAAGAAGGGAACGGTATATCTGGCTGCCTGGAAGAGAAAGCATCTTGGCACTTTCAATACCCCAGAAGAGGCTAGGGCCGCGTACATAAAGGCTCGCTCTGCCGACTATCCAGAAGCTCCTACTGTTTGATGAGTTGAATAACACAAAGGCGAGTATGGCTAAAACAGATATTTGGATGCCGTTGTTTATCGGGGATTACCTCGCTGATACATCACGCCTTACAACGGAGCAGCATGGGGCATACCTGCTTCTGATTATGGATTACTGGAGAAATGGGCCGCCTCCTGATGATGATTCCGTGCTGGAAAACATCACAAAAATGCGTGAAAAAGATTGGCAAAAATGCAAGCCAACAGTTATGAGATTTTTCACCCTTGCTGATGGCAAATACACCCATACAAGAATTGATAGGGAACTCGCAGAAGCCTCGAAAGCAAAGGACAAGGCGGAAGTAAAGGCCCGTAAGGCAGCAGAGAGCAGATGGGGGAAAGAGGCCGCCAAGCATGAATCTAGCAACACCTCAAGCAATGCTCCAAGCATTCCCCCAAGCAATGCACAAGCAATGCATGAGGAGTGCCCATTACCTTCACCTTTACCTACAAAGTCAAAAGCAGATGCAGTAGCTACGCGACTGCCTGCTGATTGGGGACCAAGCCCAAAGGAAATTCAATTCTGTCGCACTGAACGCCCAGAGCTTGATGTTGAAGCCGTTGCGGCAACCTTCAGGGACTACTGGATTGCCATGCCTGGGGTTAAGGGCAGGAAAACTGACTGGTCTGCAACTTGGAGAAATTGGGTTCGTAACCAGCGCACACAAGCACCGCCCCAGAAACAAACCATCCACGACAAACGATCCGCAACCGCCAAAGCAATGTTTGGAGACCTAGCAAATGGAAATGAACGAAGAACAATCATTGATGTATCGCCAGAACATCCTTCCGCAAGCCATAGACCGGCTCTTCTTGAGAATGGCGAGCCTGTACGGGAAGCACTGGATTGACATGTGGGCCGACATTCCCATGGATGCCGTGAAGGAAGAATGGCAGGGCGGCTTGTACGGTTTCTCCCTGAAGGACATTGGCGAAGCAATCACCCATTGCGCTGACAACAACAAGTTTCCGCCAACGCTCCCTGAGTTCCGCGACCTGTGCCGTGACATGAAACGCAAGCATCAGCCAGCGCACAAGGCTTTGCCTCGGATATACACCGCCGAGGAAATGGAAGCCAACCAGCAAAAGCTCAAACAGGCATTCCGCTCTGTGAAGTCTCGCAACACGAATAGGGATTGGGCACACAAGATTATCGAGCAGCACGAAGCAAACCCAAAAAGCGTACAGGACATTGCATTGCGCTTTGCGCAAGAGGCTGTTGGATCACAAGAGGCTAGTGCGTGAAATGGGAACCAAACGGACAGTACGCAAGGAAGAGCGGGAATTACTCGATATGCAAGGTGATGCTACGCGGGGAGTTCATCTACGAGCTGTGGGAGATGTCGCCCCAGAGGTGCATCAGCAGGCACAAGAGCTTCGAGGAAGCCAGATCAGCAGCGGAGAAGCAATGAGAGTGGGGCGTTATGTGCAATCAGACCTAGCCAAGCTAGCCATTCTGGAAACGTGTGTAGAGCCCATGACTTCTCAAGAAATTGCCAAGCGCATGGGTCGGACGAGGGCTTCAGTTAGCCAGCATCTGCAAGAGCTGGGTGACCACGTTATACGCGACACCAGTGTTTCCCCTGGTCTGTACAAGGCGAATCCAAATAAGTGCTTTGTGCCAAAGGTAGCGCCAAGCATTAGCGAGCTAAGGCAGATGAAGCAAGTCGCGGAGGAGGGCAGAACATTCCCAATCCTTCCACAAGGGCCTCTCTCTTTCCTCAAGGAATGCGAACGATACGAGCTAGTTATTAAAGCCGGACAGCGGGTAAGTGAAAAGCACAACGTCACCGAGAGCAGGAAATATAGCCCGCATATAGGTAATGGTTCATGTGCGCTGATGGAGATGGCGGTTTGATTTGGGCCATTCGGTTACTCGGTAAATAGGCATGGATCAGAAAGGAAGCGGGATGAAGCGGGTTTTCATACTTTGGCATGACACCGATAGCTGGACATTCTTTTCAACTGATATTGATTCCGCAAAAGAAAAGGGCAAGCGGGTTTGCAAGGAGCGTGGCTGGAAGTATCACGGCGTGACTCCTAGATGGCCCATCCTATTTTCAAGTCCGCACCCCAGCCCATTAGCACAGAAGCCTAATGAACAAGAAGAGTTTGGCAGTGTTTACGACCAAATCGAACGTATCGAATTCTCTACCAGAGATGACTCATGAGAGACAAATACCCTACACGCACTATTCACCTAGTAGGCGATATGCAGAAAGCCACAGCACGGCTACTTATTGACCAAGCCCCTGTAGACCCTATGCAGCCTATCGAGGTTGTCATTCGTGAGAAGCAGAAGGTACGGAAGCCAGACCAGAACTCATTGCTATGGGCTGGCCCCCTCAAGGATATTTCCGAGCAAGCCTATGTGAGCGGCAGGACGTATAGCGCTGACATCTGGCATGAACACGCAAAGCGCCAATTCCTACCTGAAGAATACGACGCAGAGTTGTGCAAAGAAGGCTATCGCAAATGGGATGTAACGCCAGCAGGCGAACGTGTACTGATTGGCTCCACGACGCAACTCACGGTTAAAGGATTCGCGCTTTATCTCGAACAGGTAATGGCGATGGGTGCAGAGCTTGGCGTTCAGTTTCATGAGAGGAGGGTGGCTTGAGTGAATGTTGCGACAGGCCATCAATAGCCAGATTTGACCACAAACTGCACGAGCTGCCATACGTGAACCGTGTGTGCACTCGCTGCAAAAAACATTGGTATGGACCGGAAGGCGATGTGCGCGAATTCACACGGGCTGAGTGGGATGCATATATCAACTCCGAGGACGCAGCTTGATCCCCAAGGACAAGATCAAGTTCAAGAAATGCAAGGTATGCAAGCAGCCTTTCATGCCTCGCAACACAATCCAGCCCACTTGCTACGACTTCGAATGTCAGGCCACTTATGGCGAGGCTCACGCAAAGAAGGTGGCAGCAGTAAGGGAGAAGCGCGAGAGGCAGCAGCTACGTGAGGCAAAGGAAAGAATGAGGCCGCGTAGCTTCTACGTGAAGCTGGCTCAGCAATGGTTCAACAAGTTCGTGAAATTGCGGGATATGGCAGCAGGGTATCCCTGCATATCGAGCGGAAGGCCGTTGGATTGGTCTGGCAACGCAGTAGACGCTGGGCATTACCGAAGCGTAGGGAGCGCACCACACCTGAGATTTGATGAGCGCAATTGCCATGCCCAAAGCAAGCATGACAACCAGTACAAGAGCGGAAACATCGTCGAGTACCGCAAAGGATTGATCGGGCGCATAGGTCTGGAAGAGGTAGAAGCGTTAGAGGCAGACCAAACGCCAAAGCACTACAGCATAGACGAATTAAAGCAGTTGATAGCGCATTACAAGATGAAGTGTAAACAACTTAGCAAAGGAGATTGAGATGGCAAAAGAAGAGATTTCAGCATTGGACAAAGTTTTGATCGAAACCATTCAGAAGGCGCAAGAGGTTGGCGGTCAAGCGGTGGATGGAGCAAAGGAGGTTACAGGCAAGGCGATTGATTTCGCAACAGCTCAGATTCCAGATGTTATCCATCAGCTTCTGTTATGGAACTTCACTATAAGCCTGATTCTGTTTCTAGTAAGCGCAGTAGTTTTCTTTGGCACAGTCATTTTCGATGTGGTTGCAGTTCGTAGGTTCTTGAGTGGCAAGTGGGACGGAGAATATTTCCCTATATTGATTATAACGGCACTCCCTATTTCGCTAGGTCTGCTTGGCCTCCTGGCTAATCTTGAATGGCTGAAGATATGGATAGCCCCAAAGCTGTTCTTGATTGAGTACACGGCGAACTTGCTCAAGTAACCATTAGGCACCCCAGCCAATTAGCACAGTGATCGAATGAACAAGAAAGGGCAGTTATGAAGATGAGCCAAGTTTTTTGTATTAGCGCATTGGTTGTTATATCCCCGCATATGGGCCATTGGACTGCGATAGCTCTAGGTCTTTTATACGTGACTCTCGGTTTCATCAACGCGGCTCAAGGCAACTAAAAAGGACTCCCCATGCTCCCATCCCAAATACCAGACACACCAAAGGACTAGATATGCCGCTCAAGTGGAAAAAAGCAAAGGTAGAGACTGAGCACCTAGACGGCTTTCAATGCGACCGATGTAAGGCTGAGTATGACGGCGACAACTGGATTGAGACGCAAGAGTACATGCACTGGAAGAATACAGGTGGGTACGGATCGGTATGGGGTGACGGCACTGAGGTGGAAGTTATCATTTGCCAGAAGTGCGCCTATGAGCTGTTTAAAGACTTTGCGGTAGTTAATTAGAAAAGGACGCCCCATGCGTGAATCAGTAGCCACAGCCATTAACTCATCTCACCTGGAGGAAAAAGAATGGGAAACATCCATAGATAAGATTAAGGCCCTAGGCTACACCGCAAAGTATTCCCCTGTAGGCGTAGAAGCTATTCACCTTATCGACTCACTACAGCCCAAGGCATACAAGCAGGTTGTCTATCTACTAGCTAAGAAGGCCACGGTCAGGTTCAGCATCAAAGCTCCAAGGGAAATGACTGACAGGATGTGTCACCAGGTCATCAAAGAGGCAGCATTCCAGTTTTGCCATAGCTGTGCTGGCCGCAAGGAATTGAAAGCAGGAGAGCGCGTTATTACGTGCCATTCGTGCCAAGGCAGTGGATTGCATAGGCACACAGACCTTGAGCGCGCACAAGCCCTGCAAATACCTTTGGAAGCCTACCGGAAGCATTGGATTCGGAGATTCGCCATCGTGCAGGACATATTCAACACAGAAATGCGTGACACCGTAATTAATTTAAAGAAATTATTAGATAAGGCTTGACATTCTGTACTGGACGGTAGTACAATGACTCACGGTTATAAGAATATATAACAGGCCGAGCACCATTAATGGGATTGCTCGCCCTAAAGAAACGTAATACTCCTGATGATTTAACGCACGCCAGCTATAAAGTGCGGAGTACGCCAGCAATTAGTACGCAAGTCATCAGCAGTATTACCGTGAATGTGCCAATCGCGGCTCATATCACTCGAACAAGGCTCCTTCCTTACGGTTGGGGCCTTTTTTGTTATTGCTTGCAGCAAAGCCCTCTAGCCCAATACACCTCTTTATCAAACCTCACTACGTGAACTATGGTGCTTACGGATTAGATGGCTTTGCTGTGTGCAATGCGTAGTAACGATACGCTGAACCTATAAGCTCTTGCGTGGTGACTAGGCTGGCAGGCATGCCATAACGATAGATTCGGGAGTCGACGACCCGTGACCCAAGAGGATGCACACAACCTATACGCATACCATTCGCCACGCTTCTTGATGAGTAATCAAGGCTGACGCGCAACAGGTCGGATGAAGTGCCCTGTGTTTTATGCAGTCCCACATAGTTCTGATCAAGCTATGACGGATGACCCCACGGGAGGGTTAGGCAAGCTATCCCGTTTAATTCCCCAGCCTCGCTATATGCGGGGCTTTTTACTTTGTGGAGCCACAAATGAACATCCCAGGATGGGAGTTTGTAATAGAGATGCAGAAGCTAGGCTATCCGATTAACGGTGACGACAATCCAAACGAAGGTTTCTACGCGATCATTCTTGATATGGCTAAGAAGCTTAAAGAGCTGGAAGAGGCCGAAAAGGAATGAATACAAATCTATTCCTTCCAAGCGACAGGGTAAAGATTCCAGAGCTTGATGTTGAAGGCACAGTGATTCGGGTAACGATGACCTTTTACGGAACCTGCTACATGGTTCGCTATTTTCACGAAGGCAACCCTTGTGAGTGTGAATTCTTCGACTTCGAGATAAAGGCCGTCAATCGTGAGAAGGCCAAACAGTCTTGAGCAAATACCTAATAGCCATTCGCATAGTAGAGCTAGTCACCTGCCTGCACATTGTGGCTGGCGTTTGGAGGCATTGGTAATGCTGCGCAAGATCCTATGCTTTCTAGGTAAGCACGAATACCAAACCCCAATCATTGCTTCACTTGATACTTACTGGCTGCAATGCGGTCAGGAATGCAAACACTGTGGCAAGTTTGAAGTCAGCAAGAAAGAACTAAATAACCTATTCCCCTGGGTATATCAACGGGGCAAGGATAGGGCCAAATAACCGCGAATAATCCAAAGGAACTCGCAAATGAAAGCATGTATTCACTGCACAAACAGGAAGGAACATCCTGACCAGATCCAACGGGATAACAACTCCTTCAGCAGCAAATGCTCTGTAACGGCTAAGTCCTGTAATGCATCTCGTCAGGATGAAACCTTGTGCGGCTTGAGTGCCAAGTATTACAAAGAGCAGGTTGCGTAATGTCAGTAGAAGGCAATCAAAACGCATACAAGAACAAGCCTTGGGCTGACGCTTTGCGTAGGGCATTGGCCCGATTTGATGGTGGGAAAGAAAACGCATTAAATCTCATTGCAGATCAAACAGTTAAGCTCGCCGTTTCTGGAGAGCAATGGGCAATCAAAGAGATAGGCGACAGAACCGACGGTAAAGCCGCTCAATCCGTAACTGTATCTGGCGATGAAGAGAAGCCACTAGTCACTAAGGTAGTGCGCGAGATTGTCCGCCCTAAAGATTCAGACCGCTGAGGTATTCGAATCCCTATTAGAGCCATCACGTTACAAAGGCGCTTGGGGCGGTAGAGGCTCCGGTAAATCACACTTCTTTGCTGACAGGCTCATTGAGGACAGCATAGCTGAACCTGGAGACAATCAAGGGGAAGGCTTAAGAGCTGTTTGCATACGCGAAGTACAGAAAGACTTGGCGCAATCATCCAAGGCGCTGATTGAAGCAAAACTCAAATCATTTGGCTTAGGTGAAGCTCAAGGCTTCAAGATATACCGCGACCTGATCCAAACCCCAGGTGATGGACTCATCATCTTCAAGGGGATGAATGACTACACCGCTGACAGTATTAAATCACTGGAAGGCTTCAAGCGTGCATGGTGGGAAGAGGCACAAACCGCTACCGGACATTCACTCAACCTCTTACGCCCAACATTACGAGCCAGAGGCTCAGAGCTGTGGTTTAGCTGGAACCCCAAGCGCAAGACAGACGCAATAGACATTATGCTCAGAGGGGAAGAGATCCCCACTGACGCTATCGTAGTAAAGGCCAATTGGCGCGATAACCCCTGGTTCACCGCAGAGCTAGAACAGGAACGTCTGGATTGTATCCGGATGCAGCCTGAGCAATACGGACATATCTGGGATGGTGAATATGTGAGCGTGATTGAAGGCGCTTACTTCGCCAAGTCCATTGTTGAAGCCAGAACCCAAGGCCGCATCAGCCGCGTTGCTGCTGACCCGCTCATGACCTACCGCATGTTCTTTGACATTGGCGGCACTGGCGCTAGAGCTGACGCAGTATCTATCTGGGTGGCGCAGTTCATCGGTAAGGAAATCCGAGTCCTCGATTACTACGAGGCTGTAGGCCAGCCATTGGCTACACATCTTGCATGGGCTAGAACACGCGGTTACACGCACGACAAAGCCCAGATATGGCTCCCCCATGATGGTGAAACTAACGACAAGGTGTTTGATGTTTCCTATGAGAGCGCCATTCGCTCCGCTGGCTACCAAGTCACTGTAGTCCCGAATCAAGGCAAGGGCGCTGCAAAAGCTCGCATTGAAGCAGGCCGCAGACTCTTCCCCTCTATGTGGTTCAACGAATACACGACCCAGCCTGGACTCGATGCGCTCGGCTGGTATCACGAAAAGAAAGACGAAATCCGGAACATAGGGCTTGGCCCTGAACATGATTGGTCTAGCCACGGCGCTGACGCTTTCGGGCTGATGTGTATTGCCTATGAAGAGCCAAAGACCAAGGCAGCACCAATCAACTACCCCCCATTAGGAATCGTATGAAAATGACCGATGACGAGCTACTGAAGCTGATAGAAGATGAGGAACGTACGTCCTTATCCTATCTGGCAGGCCAATTGTCGGACGAACGCGCCCAGAACATGGAGCTATACCTTGGCGACAAGACAAGGGAACTCTCCGCCGTAGAGGGTAGGTCGTCGGTTGTTTCGATGGACGTACAAGAAGCCGTAGAGTCTGTCATGCCTTCCCTGATGAAGGTATTCGCCTCTGGTGATGAGATCGTCAAGTTTGATCCTGTTGGCCCAGAGGATGTGAAGCCAGCCGAACAAGAAACTGACTATGTTAACCACGTCTGTCTGAACCAGAACAACGGCTATCTCGTGTTCTACCAATGGTTCAAGGATGCGCTACTCAACAAGAATGGCTATGTGAAATTCTGGTGGGATGAATCCACCGATGTTACGGAAGAGTTATATCAGGGACTGACCGACCCTGAATTACAGATGATCCTGCAATCGGATGAAGTCGAGCCTATCGAGCATTCGTCCTACCCAGACGAAGCCGCACTAGCGCAATTGCAGCCGCAGATGGAGCAACTCATGCCCCTGGCTGAAGCAGGCGACCCGCAAGCCTTGATGATGCTGGAGCAGATGCAGGCCAATGTGCCCATGCTGCATGACGTGAAGGTGAAGCGCAAGAACACGAACGGGCAGGTGAGGACTGAGCCTTGCCCACCTGAAGAAATACTCGTATCGGCTGACGAGCGCAAGATTGACCCCAACTCCACCCGCTTCTTCGAACACCGCTCATGGAAAACCATCTCCGAACTACGCGAGATGGGTTATGACGTAGACGATGACATTCCGGACGACTCAACTTCCTTGTGGATGAGCGAAGAATGGTTATCCCGTAACGAATTCGCAGAGGAAGGCATTTACCGCGATGGCCTAGACCAGGGCGCTAACCGCCGTGTGGTCTATCGTGAGGTGTATTACAAGGTGGACTTTGATGGTGACGGTATCTCCGAGCGCCGTATGGTATGTCTCGTAGGCAAACAGATCCTCGCTAACGAAACTGCTGACTGCGTACCGTTCGCCGCCATTACGCCTTACATCATGCCTCACCGTCACATCGGGCGTGCGCTGGCTGACCTCATCAAAGACATTCAGATCATCAAGTCGTCAATCCTGCGGAATATCCTCGATAACTTCTACGCTGCCAACAACGTCAGAACAGCCATTTCCAATAAGGTTGAGCTTGATGATCTTCTGGTAACTCGTCCAGGCGGGGTAGTTCGGGTACATGGTTCGCCACACGCTGAAATCATGCAGATTCCTACCAATTCAATTGGCCCCGCCGCTTTCCCCATGATGGAATACCTCGACACCATCAAGGAAACGCGCACTGGTGTTACCAAGTACAACCAGGGCATGGACGCAAACAGCCTCAACAAGACCGCCTCCGGTATCTCGCAGATCATGGGCGCGGCTCAGATGCGCTTAGAACTGATTGCCCGTACCTTTGCCGAGACAGGTGTCAAGCAACTCTTCTTAGGCGTGCACAAGCTCTTGCTCCAGCACTCCAAGAAAGAGCAGATTACACGCATTAAAAACGAGTGGGTGCCAGTAGACCCTCGCCAATGGAAAACGCGCACGGATATGACCGTTTCTGTAGGTCTGGGAACCGGTAACAAGCAGGAGATGCTGGTACAAATCATGCAAATCCTTGGTGTGCAGGAACGCGCCCTGGCGATTGGCGTAGCAACTCCCACGAATATCTATGAAGCCTGTGTTGAACTCACCAAGAACGCTGGCTTTAAGGATGGTGACAAGTATTGGACGAATCCAGCCGACGCACCACAGCAACAGCAGCAACCTGATCCCAAGATGATTGAGGTACAGGAGAAACTCAAGCTGGAGCAGCAGAAGCTACAGATGGTAGGCCAGAAGGATCAAGCAGAATTCCAGCAATCGCAAGAGAAGCAGCAGCTTGATTTCCAACTGGCACAGCAGAAACTCCAGAACGAGATTGATATTGCACGAGACAAGATGATTGCCGAGATACAGATACACCGCGAGAAGGTGATGGCAGAGATTGAGCTGGAGCGGGAGCGCATGGGATTACAAGCTATGCAACATCGTGACCAGATGCAACGTGAACCTATCAACGGAGGCGTATGAGCCCGGAAAGAGACAGTATCGAGTTTACTTGCAAGGTGGGGAACCGTGAAAACCTAAACGGCATTGCCGTTTGGTCCGACTGCATTGAATTCTCACATCTTCTGACTAGTACGACAGACAACAAGGAATCTCTCATCAGAGAAGCCTTGTATCAATTCGAGAAGAAACTACGAGAAACTTTATGAGCCTGGAACAAGAGATTAGCGACGGTGCAAGAGCTGACCGTCTGATGGAAGAACTCTCCCCCTTCTTGGGGATGGTGAAAGAAGCCATTATCGAGAAGTGGGAAGCCTCCCCCGTAGCAGATAGGGAAGGCCAGCACGAATTACGCTTGATGCTCAAGCTATTGAACGACCTGCAAGCCAACATCAAGACCACGATTGAAACTGGCAAGATGGCCCAGATACAGATTGAACAGGAATCCAAGCTGACCAAGTTCAAGAGAGCAGTCGGCTTCTAATCTAGCAGTCGCCCAATCTGCATAGACAAGCCTCTTCGGAGGCTTTTTTATTGGGCAAAACGCAGTGATGCGCCGTTCCCTGACTTAAGCAGGGACAGACCTTTAGGAGTTACACCGAAATGAGTGACCAAGCCTTAGAGCAGTCGCCAG